GTTTGGCACAATGGTCCGGTCATCGAAGCGTTGCAACGCGGTGCGATTCTACTGCTTGACGAGATTGACCTGGCTTCCAACAAGATTCTTTGCCTTCAATCAATCCTCGAAGGGAAAGGTGTCTTCCTGAAGAAGGTAGGTCAGTACATTAATCCGTCAAAAGGGTTTAATGTATTTGCCACTGCCAATACAAAGGGTAAGGGATCTGATGATGGTCGGTTTATTGGAACTAACGTGCTCAACGAAGCGTTCCTGGAGAGGTTTCCTGTTACCTTTGAGCAGGAGTATCCAAGTGCTGCAATTGAAACCAAGATCCTCAATAAATTGTGTGGCGATACGAACTTCTGTAAGCGTCTAGCTGACTGGGCAGATATCATCCGCAAGACTTTCTACGATGGTGGTATTGAGGAGATCATTAGCACCCGTCGTCTGGTTCATATCGTTCAGGCATATAATATCTTCGGTGATAAGGCAAAAGCAATTGAAGTTTGTGTAAATCGTTTTGATGATGATACTAAGCAAGCTTTTATGGAACTTTATGACAAAGTTGATGCTGACTTTGTGATGCCTACTGAAGAGGATCATCAAGAGCAGTGTCTTGACGAGCACAACTTCTAATGGTAGAATGATGACAAACTCCTGGAGTTTCCTGTATGATGAACTTTATTCAAACAACAAAATGACTGAACATTCTACGTATTATTACGATTACAATCGTAATGATCCAGATCGCCTAAATCGTCTTTATGAAAAGACTGCTGATGGAATCATTGGTGCTGAAGGAACTGATTCTGTTTCTTTTAACATCAGTGAAGCAACTCAGAAAGATTATGGTGATTTTTGGCAAGGTTACACCTCAACAGGAGATATGGACTACACAAAACTTGAAGGTTATGATCTACAGATCGATGTCCCAGATCTTCCACGATCTCCAGATAACAATAATGGACGTTGGAAGTATGATGAGGATGTTATCCTAAAGGACATTCATGAGTATGTTAGTGGCACCTATCGTAGTCACTACACTGGAAAGAATAGTGGATTTAAAGATATTCAAACTATTGATTTGATGGCAGCTAAAGGACTTGCATCTGCATTCTGCCAATCAAATATCATAAAGTATGGGACACGATATGGTGATAAAGATGGTCAAAATAAGAAAGACTTGTTGAAAGTCATTCATTATGCTATGCTGCTATTGCATTTTGATAACCACTACAAAGTAACCAAATCCGATTTCCCCTATTGATAATGAAAACTTTAGATCGCATGAAACTCTCTGAAAAAACAATCTCTCTTTTGAAGAACTTTTCTTCTATTAATCAATCTATCTTGATTAAAGAAGGAAGCAAGTTGCGTACAATCAGCATTATGAAGAATATTCTTGCTGAGGTTACTGTTCGAGAAGATTTCCCAAAAGACTTTGGTGTCTATGATTTGAATCAATTCTTGAATGGATTGAGTTTGTATCAAAATCCAGAACTTAACTTTGAAGATGACAGTTATGTTGTCATTAAAGAGGGGAAGTCTCGTTCAAAGTATTTCTTTGCAGATCCAAATGTGATTGTCTCTCCTCCAGATAAAGAGATTTCTCTTCCTACAGAAGATGTCTGTTTTGAGGTAAGCACCGAGCAACTGGATAAGTTGCTAAAAGCATCAGCTGTATATCAGACTCCAGATTTATCTGCTATTGGTGATAATGGAGTTATTAAACTTGTTGTTCGTGACAAGAAGAATGATACCTCAAACGATTATTCAGTAGTTGTTGGTGAAACTGATTCGGTATTTTGTTTCAACTTTAAAGTTGAAAATATCAAGATTCTTCCTGGAACTTATGAAGTGGTTGTTTCACAAAAACTTCTCTCTAGATTCACAGCAAAGAATAGTGATCTGACATATTATATTGCTATGGAACCTGATTCTACTTTTGGATGAACAAAGTCTTAACATACATGAGGGTGCTTGGGTGCTCCCTCATTGTCTCTGCACATTTCGCCATGGTATACGTGAGTGTAATGTCAGGAACAATTATTCACTTGATTGCTGACCTCATTTGTATCCCATACTTTGTAAAATTTAAAATATGGGATATGGTGATTATGCTCAGTTTTCTTATTGTAATCGGAGTATCTAAACTATGGAACCCGATCCTTACGTCCAGTTTTTAGAGAATTGGATACCTGGAATTGGTGAAAGCACCGAACTTCATGATCATTTGCATAAGCACTTTGATTTGGGTTTTAGTGTTAATGATGAAGCAAGATTGCTTGGTTTTCAATTGGGTCACCATCCCGCAGGTCACTTCTTCCATGTGATTATCTTTGCTTTGATGAGTTTGACGATATATCCTAAGAATTATCGCAACACATGGAAAGATGTAAAGGATTTTTATGAGGCATATTTGCTAGGAAAGAGATGGCAGTCAGTATCATATTGGTTTATACCTAAGGAAATATTATGAAAGAATTTTTATTGTTTCTTCTGAGTTTCTCAGATATACTTTTTATTCCGCTTATTTTTGGATTTGTTTTATCACTAATCCTCGAAGTTACTATTCAGAAACCGGAGTTTGTATCGTTCCGTAAATTCATGTGGAAGCAGAATTTAATGTTTAATTTCATTTGGCTTGTTTGCTGGATCACTCTTGCAGTTGTATACTCAAGAGAGAGTGGATCAGTTGATTCATTTGGAGACTCAACCATCTTATGGAGAAACCCTTGAACATCTTTGTCACAGACCCATGTCCAATCAAGTCTGCGTATGTTCTTCCTGACAAGCATATTGTCAAGATGCCTCTGGAGTGCTGTCAGATGCTTTCTGTTGTTGCTTCGGAAAAATGGGGTCGTGGGTATGGTTCCCTACCTAAGGCAGATGGAACACCTTACAGCACCGAGAAGGGGGCATTCAGGAACCATCCATGTACAGTATGGACTGGATCATTTGTTCATAATTGGCGTTGGGTCATTCGTCATGGACTTGCACTCTGTGAAGAATACTCTAATCGGTATGGAAAGGTTCATTCTTGCCTGCATACTCTTGCATACGCAAATCAAATCTTTCCGGTTCCAGATCCTGCTGGTAGATCTGGTAAAGGTCCACAATCCTTTGTTCGTGCAATGCCAGATGAGTTTAAGAATGACGAATCAATAGATACGTTCACTGCATATAAAATGTATATTTCTTCTAAGGCGTGGGTAAAGAGTAATTACAGGCGTATTCCTAGTCGTAAACCTGATTGGGTAGAATAATGAGTTTCGTTCAATTTAAAAAACATCGTGTCTTTCGAGAAACTGAATCTGTAATCTTCTATGATATTTCAGTAGAAGATTCCAATGCGTCTGATCTAGTGGTTCATACGGGACCTGCTATTTCTCCTCCAGATGATATTGTTGGGGCAAAGCAATTTTATATTCATTATCACCAAACTGATCACAATCGAGTTTTATCTGGGACTCGCACATTTGAACTTGTAAATTTGAGTTGGAAGTTTCCATATCATATTGTTCACTTGAATCGTCAGAGTGGTGCATTGATCATTCCTCCCCAAACATTTCATAGGAGTGTCTCAGGAGAGGATGGATCAATAGTTATCAATCAAGCAATTCGTGATGATGAGTTTGATCCAGAAAAAGAGTTCTCGGAGGTCTCCTCTGGGCAAAACTCCGAACTTTATGATATACTGGCTCATGAGAAACCAGTAATCCACAACATTGGTGAGTAACTAAATTATGAGTCGTGATGAGTTTCTTTGGGTCGAGAAGTATCGTCCCAAAACAATTGAAGAATGCATCCTTCCAGAGGATATCAAAAAAACCTTTCGGGGATTCTTAAGTAAAGGAGAAGTACCAAATCTTCTCCTTTCTGGACCTGCTGGATGTGGAAAAACAACAGTAGCAAAAGCACTATGTCATGAATTAGGAGCAGATTATTATGTCATTAACGGATCCGATGAGGGACGCTTCCTTGATACGGTCAGAAATACTGCAAAAAATTTCGCTTCCACTGTATCGCTTTCGTCAGATGCTCGACACAAAGTCATCATCATCGATGAGGCGGATAACACAACAAACGACGTACAACTCTTACTTAGGGCGTTTACAGAGGAGTTTTCTGGCAACTGCAGGTTCATCCTCACCTGCAACTTCAAAAACAAAATCATCGAACCACTTCATTCCCGTTGCGCTGTGGTTGAATTCGGAATTGGCGGAAAACAAAAACCAGCAATCGCTGTGTCCTTCTCCAAACGAATTCAAGAAATACTTAATGCAGAGCGAGTCGAATATGACACAAAAGTCATCTATGAACTCATCAACAAGCACTTCCCCGACTGGAGAAGAGTCCTCAACGAATGTCAACGATACTCTTCTTCTGGTAAGATTGATACGGGAATTCTTGCAACGTTCAGTGATGTAAATGCAGATGAACTGGTTAAGAAACTTAAAAACAAGGATTACGGTGAGTGCCGTAAGTGGGTTGTCAATAACCTGGACAATGATACTAATTTACTTTTGCGTCGTATTTACGATGCTCTTAATATTTCCTTGGTTCCGAATAGCATTCCTTCTGCTGTCCTTATTATTGCTAAGTATCAGTATCAGATGGCGTTCGTGGCGGATCA